TTAAAGTGTCCACTATGAGCACTCGCTGTAGGATATTCTTTAATTATAAGAGACCCTTGTGTTTTTTGCGATATGTTAGAGACTTTTGTCTCGAACATCTGACGTGGAAGAGTTGCAATCTCCTGGATGTTGACATTTAAAAGATTAGCATCAATACGTTCTGCAATCTTTTCCTCTGCCATTTCCATTGTGATATACAAGACGTTTTTGCCCTGCAGCAAACAAGATGAGGCCATGTGGCACATGAACAAAGACTTACCTACACCAGTGCCAGCAAGAGCAACATTGAGACTCTTGTTCACCAGACCACCCTTTGTGATCTTATTGAAGAAGTCAAGATCGAATGGAATCTTTTCTTCAGTCTGGTGGTAAAAGTCATACCGCTCTTCATAATCTTGCAGGTAATCATGACCCACATGATTATCAAAACTTACAGACAGTGCATCGGAAAGGATAGAGGGGATAGCGTCCCTACCTTTCTCTTCATTGTTTCCGTCTGCAATACTGATTGATTGAACCAGTGCCAAATAGATGGCACGATCTCGACACCACTTCTCAGCAGTATCAAGCAACCATTGCTTGTCATTAGGAATGTCTTGTAGATTCTCAAGACAATCACAGACTTGCTTGTAAACATCGTCACTCAAGTCTGTGCGTTTTTCTATATCGATAACAAGTGCCTGTTTTGTAGGCATACTGTTATACTTAACAATAAAGTCAGAGACTTCTTCGAATATTACCTTTTCATGAAAGTTTTCGAAGTAGTCCTTTTTAACAAATGGCAGAACTTTCCTTGAGAAATCTTCGTTGAAGATAAGATTTCCAATGATCGTTGTTTCAACTTTTTCCATTACGAACCGTAACTAAATTCCTCCTTTGCAATCTTATCAAGTTTGTCCATGACTTCTGGAGTGAAGTATGCTTCTGGATCTTTGTAGATTGCTTTAGCGTAGACTTTCTTGCCGTCTATTTCATAACGACCTGCCACGTTCTTCCAGAGACCACCAAGTTCTCCCAATTCAAGAAGACCATAATATCGATCAAGACCACGCTCATCGTAATACAGACGCACCGTAACATCTTTGTTCTCCTTGCTAAGGTTTCCGACGATTTCCGTTCCATCCTTTTCTTTCTTTTTGCTGAGATGGATGATTGTAGAAGCAGCATACTTGAGTCCGCTGCCTCCTCCCATTTCCTTTGTAGGGACATAAGCGCCAATGACATCATAGGTGTGGTTGGTAACGATCATGGGGATGTTTGCTTGACCAAGTTTCAGAGTCAGCATACGGAAAGCACCTTTGATCAGTTGGGATTTGGTCATGTCCCGAACTTGCTTATCGTTGAGTGCGTCAGTGATCTCCTTCTCGGTGGATAGCATACCAAGAGAGTCTAGCACAAACATACAGGGTTTGCGATCATCTAATGGTTTCTTAAGATAGATATCAACTGCCTTCAATGCTTGACTGCGGAACTGTTCAACAGTTACAACATTGACAATGACAGTTCGATCAAGATCTACCCCACGACTTGCGAGTAGAGACTTGTTAACAGCGGCTTCAGTGTCAAAATATATGCACATCCCATCAGGATGAGTATCCAAGAAATTTTTGACGACAGCAAGGGAGAAAAAAGTTTTTCCAGTACTAGACTCGCCAGCAATGGCAGTAATCTTATTCCCAGATACACCACCAAATATAGACCCTGAAACAAGTCCGTTAAAAATGTACGAACCTGTGTCCACATAAGTTTCAGATTCATCTATGTCAGAAGCAAGTTGTGTGTACTCATCACCAATTTCTTTTACAATTTCTTTCAAAAAATCCATTAGGCAACCATCCCGTATTGTTCACGTAAAATCTTTTTGTAAGGACCATCAGGATTTGCATCTCTGATTTCCTTAATAATCTTCAGTTTTTGATACAGAGCAGCATCTCCACCGAGACGCATTGCACTGACAATTGTAGCAAGTTCTTTGTCGTTAATAGGAAGATCCAATTCAATACTCCTTAAGGTTTTTAGATTCTACACAGATGACCCAATTATAACTCTTTTTCAGATAATTTGCAAACCAATTTGCTTGATACTCACTGTCGAACTCTTTTCTTTCCTGAACAGGAGAAAGGTCTCCTGGTTCTTGCTTTGCCCACAAAACTGTGTAATTGCTCATGAGAAGAAACTCTCCAGACTGACTTTTTTCTCAACAGACCATCCAATTGCATCAAGAATTGTTTTAACAGGTTCCAAGAAGGCCTTGTTAAACTGCATCTCATAATCGACAAATCGATTCAGATCAAGTTCCTTAGGGAAATCTTGAATGAATGAAATGACGTTCTCTCTAGTCGGGTTTGGACTTTTGAGGTAGCAGAACTTAATCTTCTCCCCATTTTGTATGTAAGCATACTTCTTGTCCAATCCCCGCTCCTTTATATAGAAGTTATAGAGCAATGCACCACGAACATGCATTGGTGTTCCCTTTGCATAGATTGTATTACTACCCTTATACTTGTCCACAGAAGACACAGATCGTGGGAATGATACTTCCTCTGGTGGCAACTTCTGGAAGTCCTTACGAGAGTCTTCAATGAACTTGATGACTTCATCCTCTGTGCCACTCATGACCAGTTTCAGACCATCCTTAATCATCTGACGGCAAGGTGCAGGTGTAGATGACTTGACTGCTTCGATACCCATAATCTTAAGTTTGGGTTCTGCGTAACGCACACCCTCACTATCCCAGACATTCAGGATGTATCGCTTCTTAGCAGTCCAG